GAGGATTCAATTTGTTTTTCGAAGTAATCCAAATGGGATGATGGTTTACCTAAATGTTTCGTGTAATACGATTGAAATTCTTGTCCGTAATTCATGTTCTTAAAATTTATTTATGCAAATGTAATCGAAAAAATTTAAACTAATGAAAAAAATTAATTTTCAGTGGTTTCCGTTTCTTGAGTTGTAGCGTCATCAGGATTTGGTCCCAAATTTACTGCCATACCTTCTTCAATGTCTTCGTCACATCTGAAGATATGAATTTGGTCGTTTTGTTTGAAAACGATAACTTTTTTGGCATCATCACCTAAATTAACATCTCCTTTAACATCGACAACGATTCCTTCATTTTCTTGAAAGATTAGTCCCAATGCTCTTGCGAATAATAATGATGCGTTTAATACATCTAGCGAGTTTTGCCCTTGACCCATTTGTTCTGTCCCTGATTGTTCAGGATTTGTTTGATTTTCCATTTTTTTTGATTTGATTTTTTTAATAATAATAATTTTTTATTTAATAAACAAATGATTGTTGATAATCATTCCATATTTTATTTAATACCCCGTTTTCGGTTAAAATGTTTGGAGTGTATGGTTGAGTTCTCATTACCATTTTTGCTTCATCCGGAGTTTTATTTCCTTTTTTGAGATTACAAGTAAAACAACATGTTACCAAATTACTCCAAGTGTTCTTTCCACCACGAGATTTGGGAACGACATGGTCTAAGGTCAATTGTTTTTTTGACCCACAATAAACACATTCATGGTTATCCCTTTTATAAACCCTCATTCGATTGGGTTTAATGTTCCTTGCTTTATGTTTAATATAATGTAACAATCTTATAATTACGGGTCTAAGATAAGTCTTATAATCCCCAATTATGGGATTATCATCCGACTTTATAATTTCGGCTTTACCCTTATCAACTAATACAAATCCTCTTCTCAGTGTAGTAATATTCAATGGGGTATAGTCGTAATTTAATACTAATACTCCGGTCATTTCATTGGTTTTTTGTAAATTATAAGTGTTTTATTTGTAAAACCAAAAAAAATTTGATTTTAGAAAAAATGTATTATCTTTGTGGTATGAAAAAAGTAAAAATTTATCTAGATGATGTGCGAACACCTGTTGCAAAAAATGAATGGGTTGTTGTTAGAAATTACGAGGAATTCGTTGATAAAGTAACCGAAATAGGGTTGGAGAACATTGAATTGATTTCTCTTGACCACGACTTGGGTGATAGTGCAATGCAAGAATGGCATAACAATGTCTATAACAACTATGAGTTGAATTATGACAATATTACCGAGAAAACAGGTTATGATTGTGCGAAATGGTTGGTTGAGAAATGGATGGATGGAGCTCCGGTTGTGGATGTCTTCACTCACTCAGCAAACGCTATTGGTAGCGCAAACATTATGGGTTACATCAATAATTATCGACACATAAATCGATTACCTCAAAATTGTGTTAGAGTTAAAATTGAACACACAGTGTAATATGAAGATAGTGGATATAGTTCATGTTGGAAAAAAAGTTCAAAGAAAATTTGACAACTTAAAATAAACTTTACTATATTTGCATTATAAAATAAAAAAGTTATGGAAGAAATAGGAATTTATTTAGCATGCGCTTTTATATCGGTGGTTATTGGTGTATACTGGGGAAGAAAAAGAGATTAAAAAATAAAAATTGAGGTTATGTTAAAAAAGTCAGAGTCATTTGGAATCGGAACAAGTTTTCATGGGATAACAATTAGAGCAACCGCAAATCAATTATCAGAAATTGTTGGAGAATACTCCAAATTAAAATCCGGTGATGGTAAGGTAACTCTCCAATGGATATTGGAAAATGAAGATGAAGAAATAATCACCATTTACGATTGGAAAATGTATCGTGAGGTTGGGATAGATGAAGAAATTGAATGGAATATCGGTGGACACAACAAACAATCCACCGAAAAAGCAAAAGAAGAAATTTTAAACTTATTAAATAAATAATATATGCCAAATTTTGAATCTTATGTAGATATTGATGTAGATGACTTCATATCTAATTGTAGTGAAAGAGAAATAAAGGAATTAATTGGAGTGTTAAAAGGTGATGGACATTTACCTAATTATTTTCCGACTAACGAAAAAATGAGTTTTCTCGAAGAATCATTTGTGAAAAAAATGAGCGAATTATCATCTCAATATACCCGAATATCTCTTGAAGATGAAGAAGTTTTGGAAAAATTATTTAAAAAATATTTGTAGGGTTGATACTTTTTAATTTTTTACTATATTTATAATAACATTATGAAAAATTTGAATACACTTAATAGAACAACTTTAGCGTTAGGCAATGACGACAGAGGGAATCTATGTGTGAAGTTCAGAATTTAAATAGTGGAAAATAGTAAAAAGCCAAAATTAAAAAGCCCTGAACTTCTAAAAAAAGTTTGGGGTTTTTTGTTTTTATCCCACCATTAAAAATAAATGTATTATCTTTGTGGTCTGAAAAAAAACAAAACGAGTTCATTGAAATAGTAGTAAGAATAAAAGTCTCTTTAGCTCAGTGGTAGAGCGCTTGACTGTTAATCAAGTGGTCCATGGTTCGAATCCATGAGGGGACGCAATTGCGGTAGTCGTATAATGGTTTATTATATTACATTGCCAATGTAGGGACGGAAGTTCGATTCTTCTCTACCGCACCATGACGATATCGCCTAGTTGGTATGGCACCACACTTCCAATGTGGAATAGGGTCGGTTCGAGCCCGACTATCGTCTCACTGGGTTAGAGATACCCAATAGATTTGGCACCGTCTCTTAACAATGGTGTAGTTGTCGCCTTCCACGACTTTACAGAGGGGGTCTTCGGAGAATGGTTTAACAAATCCACCGAGTATGTTTGACTTTTTAAGCGGTAAGACGCGTTGGGTTTTTCAATAGGAAAAACTGTGAATATCTACTCACTTGGAATCTCAAGGTGGGGAAATTTTTTGGTTCATTGGTGTAGTGGCTAACATTCTTGACTGTCTATCAGGAGCCGCGAGTTCGATTCTCGCATGAACCGCAAACATAATTTAATAAGAAAGTTGGATTTTTAGGGTTCAACTTTATATTTAATAATATGGAATGTAAAAAATGTGGGGAAAATTTTGAACCATCAAAAGGGTTAAAATCTTATTGTTCTTTAAATTGTAGGAATAGTCGAGATTGGAATGAAAATGATAAATTGAAAAAATCTATTTCGGCAAAAAATTCTAAAAAAGTTAAGGATGCGAATATTCTAATTGGGAAAAATAAAAAACCTAATCCAACGATAACGATATGTTTGAAATGTGGGGAGGAAATAGTATCATATAGACGAAGGAATAATAAATATCATAATGAATGTTGGTTAAAAAGTTCCGGAGGACTTAGAGAGAATTCAACAATTAAATATTCCTCAATGTATAAAGGATATAAAATGGATTCTAATTCGGAAAAAGAGTTTGCTATGTTGTGTGATAAAAAAAATGTTAAATGGATAAAAAATAATGGAGAATATTTTTTTGAGTATATTGGTGTTGATTTAAAAAACCATAAATATTACCCTGATTTTTATTTAGAAGAGTTTGATTTTTGGGTTGAAATAAAAGGTAAACTTTATGCAGATAAAGATGAGAATCTTGAAAAAAAATTGTCTTCTGTAAAAAACATATATCTACTTTATTCTAAAGAAATTAAAAAATTCAAATTTGAAAATTTAAAATAAAAATTGCCGAGGTCGCATAGAGGTTGATTGCACCTGACTTGTAATCAGGTTCCGAAAGGACTCGTCGGTTCGAATCCGACCCTCGGCTCAATTAAATAACTCGGGGTTATAGTATAAAAGTATTACAATGGTTTTGCAAATCATAGAACACGGAGCGTTACCGTGTAACTCCACAAAATAAAATAAAAAATATATGGCACACCCCAACTTACACGCAAAATCATCCGCCAAAAAATTTGGTGGAAAACCTGAAGATTATATTCATTTACACGAATGGCTTGATGAGACCAAAGGGTGGGTGGGAGATTCTTTACATAGAATGTGGAGACACCACTCGGAAGGTATCTTTGAAATGGAGAAAAAATTTGGTTCCGAATTCACAAATAGTGATGGAGATATAGTTTATACTCGATACGTTGGGGAACAACATGTCAAAGAAGATTGTAATAATTACATACCATCGGCCAAAGAATGGATGACAAATATTTTGGAAAATAAACGACCTCAATGGATGTTGAGAACACTAAAGATAGAAGACTAATATTTATATATATGAAAAATATTTTAACAACAGAAGAAAAAAGATATCTAAATAGAGTTTGTCGGTATTTGGGTTCCTTAGGG